ATTTGAGGTCAAGGGAGAAATCCTTTAAGAAAGATCTCAGAGAAAAATCTAGGAAACTAAAGGAAGAACGGAAAGACCTAACTGCGTTACTTATTGCAAAACAAAAACATATTTCAGATGAGGTGGATGTAGCAATAGAACAAAAGGTAAAAAATCAGACTAAGGCAGTACAAGAGATAAAGAATCGAATTAAGATAAATAAGGAAACTCTAAGTACTCCCTTAAATGAACTGGTGGATGAGTCCATAGAATTAATAAAGAATAAACAATATAAGAAAGCCTTGAAAATGCTTACTCCCATCAGTAAAGCATTTAAAGAAAGGGAGGAACTTCAAAGCTTATATGAAGAATCCGTAGAGAGATTAGATGAACTAGAATTTAACTGCAGTAAGTATAAGACTCTAGTTAAAGAATGTTCCGATATTGCTTCAGATTTGGCAGATATAGACCAGGAAATAAAAGACCTTAAGAATCAGAAACTAAAGGTAATGTCT